CGCTCGCCTGAATGACCAAGTTCGTCGTCGCCGTTCCGCCGGCGTATGTCAGCTTCGCCGGATCGTCGGGGCTGACGTCGTAGATGAGGGTGCCGTTGGTGGACCCGTCTGGCCCGACGGTGCCGGCGGCCGTGCGGACGCCGTTGCCGGTCGCGATGGTCCAGACCGAGGCGAAATTGTTCGGCGCGGCGATCTCGGCCGTCGAGGTGCGCCACGTCCAGTGCCCCCATCCCGTCGAGGTGCCGCGGTTCTCGGGCACGTCGGCGGTCGTGACCAGCTGGACGGCGTTCGTCCCCGTCTGCGCATAGACGTTCTGGCCGGTGCGCGTGGCGATCGCGCCCGCCGGCAGGGACGGCGACGAGAAGTCGAGATTGAGCTGCGTGTTGGCGCCGTGGCTGCCAAAGAAACCGACCGGGATGACGCTGCACGATTGGCTGCTGCACGCCGAAAGAAGCGCGAGAAAGAGAACGGCGCGCTTCATCGGAAGTCACCATTGAAGACGGCCCGGAGCTTCGTGCCGTCATATACGGCGGTGACCATGTCGACGGAGCCGGCCGCGGTCGTCAGCGTCGGCGCCGTGCCACTCGGCCATTTGAAATTGGTGCCGTAGGTCAGCGTGCGCGAGCCCGTGCCGTCTTGCGTGATGATCCACATGTACGTGCCGCCGGGGCTCAGGTTCGTGGGATTGGCGAGCGTGCGATTGCCGGCCAACGTGACGGTGAAGACAGCGCCCAGTGATGCGTCGGTGTTGATCGTGGCGGCGTCGGTGAGAGGCACCGTGCCGCCGCCGTTGCCGAGCGCGGAGTCAGTGCCGAGATAGCCGAAGTGCAGCGTCCCGTCGTTCTTGGTCCACAGGCAGATCTGCGAGCTCGGGCATTGGTTCGACGAGAAGGCCGTGCCCAGGCGCAGCCAGCGCGCGGTGACCGGCTGATCGGCGCGCGCTGACTGGGCCAGCATCGCGACGACGAGCGCGAAGAATGCAGATAGCTTCCGCATGCATGCTCCTGTGGCGAAATGCCGCAGTTGATCCGGAAATAGAGGGAGGGGTACGCTTGTTGACTGGAGAGGAGGCGAACAACGCAGATGAAGAACGTGCTTCTGGCTCTATCGGCTATTGCAACGGCGGCGGGATGCGCGGCGGCGGGTGTTCCAGCCGTAGAGCCCGTATGCACGCTCCACGTGAGCGCACCGTACGACTACGAGATCCGCTCGTACGCCAATGACGGCACCTGTCAGTCGTTCAGCGAAGCCGATGTTCGCTTTGCTGTTGCGTCGTCGGCCACTGCGCTTTGCATGGATGCGGCCTGTGGCCGATCCGAGGGAGTGAACCTCGCGTTTTGGGGGACTCCGCCAGGTAGTTTCCCGTCGACGTTTTCCTTTCCGCCGAAAGGAGCGACGTCCTGGAGTTATCGCGACAAACAGAGAGGCTTTGACCCGGGACAGGTCTTCGTCGGTTCGATTTCCTGGCTGACCCCAGAGCCCAACTTGCACATCCGCTTCGACGGCAACCTGTCCACGGACAATCTCGACGAGCCTGGGCAAACGAAGCGTTTCGTCGCAGATGCGTGGATCTCGTTCGCCTCGAAGTGAACCCTTACATCCCCGCCGTGAACTGGTCGCTGTAGAAAAGATCGATCGAGACCAGATCTCCGTTCGTTCCGTCCGCCGGCACGGTCCCCGACTTGAAGAGGCGAATCACGCCGCTCGTATCGACGGAGAAATTTACGGCTCCGCCGCTGTACGAGATATTGAACAGCGTCGCCGCCGAACCGGCGCCCGAAAACACTTTCTGGATCGTCGTCGGATTGGCGCCTGCCAGGTTGAGGGCGTTCGCGGTTTCGAGGCTCGCATTGGCGCCGCTGGTTCCGGCGCTTCCCATGTAGGTAATGAACGCGAGAATCAGACGGCGACGCCAATCGATCGAATTGTCGACGATGACCCCGCTCGCGCTCGACGTCGGCGTCGTCGACAGCACCTTCATGTGGGCGAACATTTTCCGAAACGCGCCGAATCGGTCCGTGACCGGGGTCGTCGGCTTCTCGTTCGCCGCGCCCGCATACAACGAAGCCGTCAGGTTATTCTGAATGCGCTGGCGCTGGATCCACCCGCCGTTCCAGAGCGGCGTGATGCTCGCCTGATTGATCGCGCCGCCGGAGAAGCCGTTGGCGATCGCCACCATGGCCAGGCCGAAGTTGTAGACGGCGGCTTTCCCGGATCCAGAGTCCGCCGGCAGCGATGCGAGTGGATTGCCGGAGGCGACGTTCGGAACGATTCCGAGCGTGATCAGCATGTCGTTCTGAACCGTGAGCAGGGCCGACACCGGCGCAGTTCCCGCCGTTGGCTTCTGACGAACGCTTACCGTAGTCGGCGTGCCGTAGCTGATCGTCGCGTACAGGAGATCGTATCGAGTCGACCCCGAGGAGTTGTTGCCGAACGCCGGCGAGTCCTGATTCGCCTTCGAGCTCGTCGACAGCCCGATCGTGTACGGCGCGCCGGAAACGCCGGCGTCATAGAAGCAGGGGCGAACGCGCACCTTGGCATTCGCGACGCCGCCATCGATGTCTTGCCCGACCACCAGAAGCCGAGGATTGAGCGATGCGGTTTCCTCGCTCAGCGGGATGACCTTCTTCGGCGTCGCCCCCGGCGTCACCAAGATCTCGAGCGCGCGATCGTCGGCGAGCGCAGCAACATCGGCGATGGCCTGGACATCCGAGGCGCGCGCCGAGGCGCCCACGTTGAGAACGCGATCGGAATTGCTCATTGATGACTCTCCGTCAGTAGGCGGCGTTGAGGAAGGGAGATTCGATCAGCATCCAGGCGATGGCGAATGCTCGGCGCGCCTCGACTTCAGAAACGATCTGAACTTCGAGCGGGTCGCCGTCGAAGCCCCAGTATCCGTAGTCGTTGGCGTTGTCCGCCCAGAAGTCTTGAGGGTCGTCGTAATCGGAGTTGGGGATCGTCGTCGCGTCGTTGGTCCAATGCGGCGTCAGCGCATCCGATCCAGCGCCGATCTGCATGAGCACCCAGAATTGCGCACCAGCCCTGTCGGGCTCCCAGAAGCCGCCCGTGGTCTGATTGATGACCGTCGGATCGTAGTTCCAATAGATCGCGCTGTCCGACTGCCAAAACGAGCACCACGCTTCCGCGTTCGGGTCGTCCGCCGTCCAGAACTCGCCATCGCTCGCCGGCTCTTGAAACGCGACGGATGCTCCGAATTTCGCCGCGATCGCGACGACTGCGTTGCGGATTGCATTCGGTGTGATTCCGTCGGTGTCAGAGAGAAGACGCGTGCGGTAGGTACCGTTGTCCTCGCCGATAATGCGCGGGTTCTTCTCGATGAAGCCCCACAGGTCGAGCATCGGACCGTCGGCATAGCGCGGCGAAACGAACCCGTTTTGATTCGATCCCGTGTCGGCCCAGATCTTGTTGGCCAGTTTCCGAATGACCGTGAGCACGGCATCGCGCATTGCGCCGGCGTTGTCGCCCTGCGCATACGACGGCAGAAGCCGCTGAATCGATTGCAGCGTCGGAAATGGGATCTCGCTGCCATCGAGCATGTACTTCTGCCCGTTCGTCAGATCGAGAGCACCACGCGACAGGTTCATTGCTTACCCCACACGACCGGAGAACTGCAGGAACACGTTTCCGTTCGGTGACGAGTACCCGAGCGATTCATCTCCGGCGACGAAGACGCGCAGCTTGTTCGTCACCGGGTCGACGCTGACGAGCGAAGCGGCGGCGACCGATCCAAGTCCAGTGATCGCCTTCGGCAGCAGCCCACCGCGCGCATATAGCGCCTTGCCTTGCGATGCTGCCGCCTGGACGCAGACGCCGTTGATCTTCGGCGTGCCGGCCGCGGCAACGATCGAGGTGTATTTCCCAACCCATGGAATCGAAAACTGGGTCACCGGATCGGTGGCATCGCGCGAGAGGTCCACGGCCAACACATCGCCGACGGCCACGCCCTCCTGCACGATCGACACGCCGACGTCGTAGCTGACCCGGACGTGGGCGAAGTAGCTGATCGTGATCGCGCGAAGCAGCCCCGTGATCCACGTCCACGCCTGCGCATCGAATGTGTTCCCACCGTCGGAACGGCCGCCGTATTGATCCGTCTCCGGCTGGTCGTTGGCAAACTGGTTGCCAGGATAGGGCACCGTCATATCGACCTCTGCCGGTTAGGACGTCTGCGGATCAAAGAATTGAATCGAGATGGTCGCCGCCGAGACGGTGTACCGAGTCAACGCGATGATCGATCCGTAGGTGCTGTCGGCCGGCCGCTTCTGATCCGTAGCCGGCGAGAGCACGATGACGGTTTGGGTCTCGGGATTCGATTTCCCCGCCGCCGTCTGGATCGCATTGATGAAGTACTCGTCGGGGCGCTTTCGCTCGACGTCGAAGTAGTGCTGCACTGCCGCCTGCGCGTTCGCGAGCAGCTGGTTGATGTTGTAGTTCTTGATCGGCCGCTGCATGTAGATCTGAAGCGTCACCTGCACCGGGATGACATTCATCGCCCGGGCGGCGACAGGAACGCCGAACGGGCGCCAATCTTCCAGGTTCGTCGCCACCGCCTGCTGCTGTGCCGACGACAGGTTGAAGTTGATGTCGCCCGCATAGACGATGCCGGTTCCATCGCCGACCTCGACAGGAACGGCGGTCGCGATGCCACCAACGTCAGTGGTGCCCTTATAGACGCCCGCCGCCGTACCCTTGGCCACCCGCGCGGGCCGAACCAACACCCGCGCCTTGGCTTGATCGTCGGTCTCCTCGTCGGCCCCGCCGGAAACCGTATCGGGCGCAGGCTTCGAGCCGAGAACCGGATCGCCCGGGGCTGGAACGTACAGGAACCAATTCGGATCTCCAAGCTGGTCAAGAATCTGGTTGATCGCCACCAGCTGGACGTTTCCGACCGAGCCCTCAATCAGACATACGACCGGAACGGGAACGCGATCCAGGGCGGACGCAGCGGCGACGGTCGTCGTAGCTTCGAATTGCACCGCCTGCGTCGTCCCGGTGTTCTGCGAACCGAAGCGCGTCCCCGCGGGAATGGAGGTCGCAGGCATACCGCCCGCCGTGCGCTTCAGATAGAGCGTCGTGGTCGCCGCGTTCGTGCCCTTGCGTCCGTCGAGGTAATCGTCGCGCAGAATGTCGTCGAGATCGCTGCCCGTCGCCGCCGACGGAACCGAGGCGCGCTTTCGATCGGCGGCGTAATTGTACGTCCCCATCGCCACCTGGGTCAAAACGGAGATCAACGCGGCATTATCGGATCCAGCTGAATTGTCATATGCGCCCGTGCCATTGGGATCGATGGCCTGGCGCATCGCATTGTCGATGAATTGCGCGACCTGCTGCACCGTCGGGAGGTTCATGTCACTGGCTCCTCACGAGTGCCTGCTGGCCGGCGCGCGTTTGCACCTGGCCATTGAAATTCACCGAGCCGTCGGTGCTCGACGTCGTATCGACGTTACAGTCCTTGACGCGACGATCGCGCTTGAATTCGTTCTCGAGTCCGCCCGCGGCCCGCTGCAATTCCGCGTCGGTCATCGCCCCGTTGACCTTCAAGAGGAGGCCGCCGCCGGCCGTCTGGTCCTGCACGAGCTCGCCCGGAATCAAGACCGCGCGATTGGGCAAGTCGTATTCGACGCAGGCGATGCCGCTGCGCCGCGGGCAATCGCCGCTCGCCGTCGGATTGCCGCTGATCCATGCCCAATCGACGCCATTCGCCTCGGCATCAGGATCGTCGTCTGGGGCCTGAACGCTGGGCGCCAGCTCGATCTGAGGAAAGAACGAGAACGAAAGCGTGGTCCCGCTCCACGTCACCGTGTAGATGACGCCGGAGATCAGGCGCTCACTCGTCGCCAACTCGACCGAATTACCGTCGACGACCACAACGGCCAATGCCGTCACCGTCGTGGGGCCGCCATCCTGACGCGCGAACACGAAGTCCGTTGGCACGGCACCGGAAGGGTTGCCGCCGGCATAGACCGCGCGCACGCGCCAGCCCGAGCGCGCATAGACCTGCACGAGCGAAAGCGCCATGGAACCTCCGCTACGCTGGGATGCGGATCAGCTTTCCGGGAACCAGATCCTGCGGTCGATAGCCAAGGTCATGAGCGCGCGCCGGCGACCCCAACTGCGTCGTGGCGATCGATTCCAGCGTGTCGCCAGGTGCCACCTTGTAGACCTGTGTCGTCGAGCGGATACGCTGCCGCGCCGTGTACTGCAAGCGCCGCATATCCTGCTTCGTCGCGTAAACGTCCGCGATGCTCGCGTATACCGCGGCCTCAAATGATGCTGAGGCATCCTGGGCCGTCGTGGTCAATGACGTGGCTGGGTCGCTCGAGCTCAGCGAGGACAGCATGATGTCGCATTGCGCGCTCGCCTGGGCCGCGCGCGCCGACAGCGTATTCGCCTCGGCGATCCCCTTGTCTCCGGCATTCTCGAACGCCTGCGCCGCCGCCATTGTATCGCCGAGCGCCGTGTCGACCTGGTCGAACATCGTGGCCAATGCAACTTGGGTGCTCACCAAGATCTGTTGCGCGAGCAGCGCCACCCGGTCGGCGGCGAGGGTGGCACGCGCCTGGGCCGCCAAGTCATATGGAAACGATTCGAGGAGCTGATCTTGATCGCGCTTCGGAGGCGAGAACCCCGGGCGCGACAGGACCTCGAATTTCAGCTCGTAGGTGAAATCGCTGACGCCCTCGACTGGAATCCTGCACTTCTTGGGAAACGCGCTCCAGGTGAAGGGGCCACAGCTCAGCGTGCACTTGCGCTGGTTGTCGAAAATCTGCTGCAGATCTTTGACAATGTTCTGCGCGCGCCCGAAGAAGCTGGAGCCATTGCCACCATCGAGCGTATCTCGAATGTGGCCGTGAATCTCGACGGGCTCCCAGACCGTGAACCGCGTGTGCACGATCGGCGTTTGTCGCCCGTCGAGCCGAATCGTGTGCGTCTCGTTCTCTCCGCCGAGACTGAAAGCCGGCTGCTCGCGCGGCATGCCCATCGGGGCATCGTGATTGTCGAGAGTGACCTTGATCCGATTGTTCCCGGTCGCCTCTTCGATGATGAACGGGATCGTCGAGCCGTCGCCCGACGTATCCCCCAGTGCGAGCAACGGATCGGGCATCGTCGTCCTCTCGGCTCTACGAGATCGTGCAGGTGTTCGTGATGGCCTGCGGACCCGATGGAGGTGGCGTCGTATCCGTTCCGGTGATCGTTACTTTTACGGCCGATGTCGTCGCGGTATGAAGGGCATTGGCCAACGCGGTCGCCTTCACCTGTGGATCGTTCGACGGAATCGCGAGAAGCGTCAGCATCGAAGCCTGCAGAATACCGGCCGTGAAAGAAGATACGATGCTCGATGCTTCCGCGGCCCAGGTTCCGTTTCCGCCAACGCTCGCGCAGGCTGCCGCTGGTGTGGGCACGACGAGAGTGGCGAATATCGCGCCTGTGGTTCCTGCCGGCCCCATCCAATACGCCTTCAGTGCGTCGTCGAATGCCTGCGCCGCCGTGGCGATAAGGCCGGCCGGAACATTCAGCGTCTGGAGCTTGCCGGCCATCGCGCTCTTGTACGTCGTGACGACCGGGTCGGTGCTGACGTCCTGCGCGTCGCGCGCGTACGTGTCGTATGCGTTCGCCCAGTTGTTGGCGAAATCGGTAGCGTTCGTCGGGAAGCCGACGAAATGCGCATCGTTCGGGTCGATGACTTTCAGCAGCTCGTTGCGCAGCTTGGTGAGGCTAAGAGCCATCAGACCAGCTTGACCACGCTCGATAGGATCGTCGGCGTGAACGGCTGTACCGGGGTGCTCGACGGCCCGACCGGCGTGCCGTGGGTGTGGCTCATCAACCACGTCTCCAGATCTTCACCGCGCACGCCCGATTGCGCGTTTCCGCCCACCTGCACCGTCTGACCGCTCGACGGCGTAATGACGATGCTCCCGCCCTTCTGGAGCTCGACGATGCACTTCGTTCCACCGGAGTTTGCCACCAGGCGTACGCGGTCGCCGGTGCTCTCGATGTGCCAGCCCTCGGGCAGAAAGATGCCAGCGTTGTCCTTGTCGAGGTTCGTGCCGTCGTCGAATCCAGGCACAACCTGCGAGCTGCCATCCCCGCCGTCGGGGATGACCAGCGCGGCGCCGGCGCCGAGCATCTTGCGCGCGCGCACCACGATCGCGCCCATCCCCTTGGGCGTGAAGCGCCACAGGACGCCAGCGGGCGCGTAGAGGCGGCCCACCCCACTGATCCCGGTCAGCACGTCGGTGAACAGCGTCCAGACGTCATGCTTTTGCGAATGAACGGTGTGCGGCTGCGCCGTGTCGTCGCCGACAATGGCCGTGGCAATGGCTCCAGCATCCTTCAGACCGGCCACCGCGCGCAGCGCCGCGCCCGAGAGCATTTCCTTGAGCTGCTGGAATGCAGACTCGAGCGATTCGGTCGCGCGCGCGCCTCTCATCACGCCCCCGGAATATTGACGTCGATCAGGTTGATGAAATGGACCGTCGCCAGGTGCTCGCTCGGATGCTCGAATGTGATCTCTTTGCAGTACCAGTCATCGCGCGATGGCTTGCGCGCGGCGCGCACGAGCGCATCGGCGGCCGTCTTTTCGATTCCCATCTGGTCCTGCAGCAGCTGCGATGCCGCATGGTCATCGCCAATGGACTCGATCTGCTTGGCGATGTCCTGATTCACCTTGACGCTGATCAGGTCACCGTTCGAGAGGTCGAGTAAATCTTGCGACCACAGCGGGGTCGGAACGGTGCCGTCTGCCTCTTGCCGTGAGCGCTCGAGCCAGATCGACTTGGCGATCTCGTCGAGCGCGTCCTGCGTGTAGCTGTGCGGGTCGATCTCGAGCACATCGCGAGGAGGAGGCGGCGGCTCGGACGTGGGCTTCCTATGCGTCGGGGACTTTGGTGCCACGCGGCCGCGGCGCGGCTGCTTCTTTGAGATCTGCCGCTGGATGCTCTCCGGCGGATAGACGCCCGTCTTGACCTGGCGGGTCTCGGGGTCGAGGCACACCACGCGGATGCCGTTGCGGTTCTGGATCGGCTTCTTGCGGAACGTCGGACCGAACGCGTTCGCGTTGTTGCCGCCGAACACGAAGGTGCACTTCGGCGAACGCCCCGCGAAGACCTCTTCCGCGGTGCGGATGACGATCTCGCGGAGCTCGACGCGCACATGGAAACCGAACAGGCCGCACAGGTGCTCGATGCCTTGCCAGACGGTGCAATCGGGGTGCAGCTGGATCGGGGCGTTCAGCGCACGTCCGTTCACCAGCTTCGACATGTTCGCGCTCAGCAGCGCATTCGTCTTGCGCAGCGTCAGCGGCGGCTCGACCGTCTTGTCCATGAACTCGGGGACGATCGACATCAGCCGCTCGATGTTGGTCTGCAGCGAGTCGATGTACTTCGGCGTCGGGTCGATCGTCTGCCCGGTCAGTGCGCCGCTGGAGTCGGTCACCAGCGTCTTGCGCACCGGGTACTTCGGCCGGCGCAGCAGCCACGACAGATCCTGCGCCTCGAGCGACGCCACGCGCCCCTGCAGATCAGTCGAGTAGTCGACGACGATGCCGGTGAAGCGATGGTTGGCGTCGGAACGCACCGAGTCGCCGGCCTCCTCCACGAGCCCGTAATACAGATCCAGCGTCGCACCTTGGACGAGCCGCAGCGGGAAGCTGAACGCCGTGAAATCGAGGTTGACGCGAACCTCGTCGGCCTTGTTGTGCGAGCCGCGGTGGTGCGTCATATGCGACGGCTGGATCCCGGTTGCCACGTCGTTGCCGTCCACGCTCGTCAGGAGCTCGCACCAGGAGCGCGGGTGGATGACGATCCCTTCGGGCGGAAGACCATCCGGCGTGAAGGCGTTGGCGAGCACTCAGCGGCCCACGAAGACGCTGGGGCTCTGGTGCGGGCGCTCCACGCCGTCGCGCACGGCCTTCGACGTCAGGTGCACGATCACGCGCGCCGGGTCCTCGGCGTCGTAGATGTTGTTGTAGAGGTTGATGCTGCCGATCGTCGTGTTGTGCACCGTGACCGGCTTGCCGGCGCGGTCGAGAAGCGCCTTGGCGTCCGGCATGCCCGCCTTCGACAAATCCATCCCCGGCATGAACCACTGCATCGCCGTCGTCGGATTCATCATGTTTCCGTGCGACACCGCCGTCGGCGTGATGCCGAACATGTGCTTGATCTGCGCCATCGTGCCGTCGTCGCCCTGCTCGCGCCGCAGCGCCTCGCGGTGGCCGGCGTACGTCCCGAGCGCGCGCACGTGCGCATGCATCGCCTCGTCGTTGGTCATGTCGCCGACGATCCAGCCGAACCCCGCCGCCTTTGCCATCGTGCGCACGCCGGCGTCGGTGCGGAAGATCTCCCAAACGTCGAGGTACTCCTGCATCTTCGCGATCAGAATCGTGATGCCGGCGGCGAGCGCGCCGATGGCGATCACCGCCAGGCCGATGGGGTTGGCGATCAGCGCGAAGTTGAGCGCCCACTGCGCGATCTTCCATGTGACCGTCAGCGCCGTAACGGCGCCGATGACCACGGCCGCGATCTCGAGCGCGCTCACGAGCTTCTGCACGGCGTCCGCCGAATCGCTCGCGAGGCCGAAGTCCTGCATGAATTCGAGCACCGTCTCGACGCCGCCGCGGACCATCTCGATCACGAACTTGATGGCACCGCCGAGGTCGTCGAAGATCGCGCGCGAGACGGCGAGGATCTGCGTCTCGTTGCGTTCGTACCAACCATTCAGATCGGCCAGGTCCTGCTTGAGCGCATCGAACACGCCGGCGGAACCGACGCGGATGATGTTCGTCAGATAGCTCTCGGCCGTCGTCGAAACCGCGTCCCAGGTGGTCGCGTATTCCTGGATCATCGGGTTGAACTTCGACAGCGCCTGCTGAATGCGCTCCCACTTGTCGGGCGCGGCGAGCGCATTGAACTTCTGCGCGTCCATGTCCGGCCCCATGAACTGGCGCATCTTCGCGAACAGCGTCACGCGCGCGCTCGCGCGGCCCTCCATCATCTCGGCGAATTCGCGCCCGATGAAATCGGCGTTCATGCCGAACGCCTTGCCGACAGCCATCATCTGCGACGACATGTGCTCGATGTCGTTCGCCGACTTCCCCGCGTTCGCGCCGCCGGGGATCGCGCGCTGGAAGATGTTCGTCAAATCTTCGAACGTGCCCGGGAGCGCCGCGGCGTCCTTGCGCATCGTCTTCAGGATCTCGGACGACATTTCGAGCGCGGTGTTGAAGTTGTTGCCGAACGTCAACCCCGTCGCCGAGAAGAGGCCCGCGATGCTGATCTTCGCCTGCTCGGCGGCGGAGCCGACCTCGATCACGCGCTCGATCATCCCGCCGATGAAGTCTTTGACCTCGCCGGCGAGGTGCGCGACGTGGTCGAGCGTGCTGGCGAAACGGCTGAGATTGGCGTCGCCCTTCGACGTGTCCGCGTCGTAGACCGTGAGGACGCGGTAGATCGTATCGGCGTCAGCCATATCGGACTCCGGTCCATGGGGCGCGCCTACCCTTGCGCTCGTCCTCGGCCCGTTTTCGATCGGCCTCGGCTTCCGCGATGGCTCTGCGCTTGTGCTGCTCGGCGGTTTCGTTCTCGCGATTCTTCACGAGCGCCACCGAGTGATAGAGAAACGACAGCGTGCCCCAATCGCACTTCTTGAGCGCCGACCATTGCTGATGTCCGTAGACCATCAGCACGCCGATCACCCAGCAGAAGTTTTCAGCATCTTGCCCACGAAAGGGTCGATGCTGCTGCTACCTCCGGCGTGCTTGATGCGATTCAGAACCGCATTCCATTCTGCGGGGTCATCGAAGAGGTCGTGCATGTAGAGACCGTCTTCGTTCGCCTCGTCCTCGAGCTGCTGCTCGCCGAGCGGGACCCAGCGCTTGAACTCCTTCGCCTCGGTGTCCTTGTACGGCGCGAGCGATGCGTCGACGTCGACGTATTCGACCTCGGCGTCCGTGCCTGCCGCGCGCTCCTCTTCCGTCGGCGGCCGCTTCTTGATCACGAGCGTGACCGGATCGAGCGTGATGCCCTTGACGCACATCGCGATGGTCGCGCGCTGCGTGGCCTTCGACATCTTGGCCATTGCCTTGCCGTCGAGCTCGGGCGGCTTTTCGCCGGCGCGCGGCATCGGCGCCATGGAGCCCACGCGCTCGATCATGTCGAGCATCCGCTTGCTATTCATCTTGACGACGCGGACGGCGCGCCCCGACGGCAGCAGCCCGAGGCAGACGATCTCTTTCTTCTTCGGCACGAATCCTCCGGTTAGCCGGAGACTACCATCGGCTTGAACTGCTCGGCGTGAAACGACACGCCCTGGCGGATGCGCTCGTCGAGCCCGGGCGCATTGATGTCGAGATCGAAGACGACGGGCGAGAAGAGATAGCCCGGCTTGGCCGCCGCCGCGTCGCGCTGCTGCACAGCGAAAAACAGGCCGACGTTGACCGGCGCCGAGCCCGGGGTCATCTTCGCGTTGATGAACGCGAGATATGCCGCGACCATCTTGTCCGTCTTGTAGTCGTAGGACAGATCGCCCTTCCACCCGAAGACGCGATAGTCGAGCTTGAAGACCTTGTTGCCGATGTGCTTGTCTTCGTAGACCTTCGACTTCGGCGAGAATTTCACGGACACGATCAGGTCCTCGCCGAACCGCGAATTGTTCATGAAGAGGCGGCACGTGAGATCGTCGCCGCCAATGGGAGGCACGCCAACGTCAGCGTCAGCCATGGGGAACCTCTACGGTGATTGGTTGCGCGGGCGCGCCGCGGTTAGTTCGACTGACGGCGGACGCTCACGGTCTCGCCGACGTTGAGCATGAGGATCAGGCGCTCGCGCACGCCGGGCGTGTGGCCGTCGATGCTGATGTAGAAGTCGCCGTTGGCCATCGAGGTGCCGGTGTTGACGCCGAAGATGTCCGTCGAGTATGGCGGCAGGATCGTGACGCCGTCGGGGCCCAGCGACGTCGACAGGTGCTTGAGCGCGACCTCGCCCTCGAGCCAGGCGTTGATGATCGCCTGAATCTCCTGGCCCGTGGCCAGATCGTTCGGACCGTTGACGTAGGGGTCGAGCTGCGGCGCGAGCGCGGTGACGAGGTAGATGCGATACCACGTCGTGACTTCCCAGATGTAGCCGCTGTTCAGGTTGCAGCTGCGCCCGTGCAGCAGCTGCCACGGGCCCGTCGTGCCGGGCTGCGGCCCCACGCCCTGGATCGGGATGACGACCTGGTTCGTCGTCATCGTGGTCTGCACGGTGTCCGACGACACCGAGAACGTCGTCGCCGTCGAGACGCCCTTGATGTTCTGCAGGTACTTCGTCGCCTGTGTGTCGTGGTTGGCGATCGACCAGTGCACCGGGATGTTCGCGCGGATCACCGCGCCGAAGATCGACAGCGGCACGTCGACGAGCGTCGTTCCCGAGTCGTCGTAGACCTGGACCCAGGCCCCGTAGTAGGTGCAGGTCTCGTTGGTGTAGTTCGCCTTGTCGGTGAGCACCTGTGCCTGCGTGTTCGTCTTGATGCCGTGCAGGTGCCCGACGCGGTTGTACAGGTTCGTGCAGTGCGTCTGCACGTACGCCTGCACGGCGCCGCGAATAGAATCGCCGCAGTCGTCGGTCACGACCACGCGCACGTTGCCCGAGAGGGCCAGCTGGTCGATGGCCGCGGTGTAGTCGGCGGCGATCGGCGTCGCTCCGTCGGAGCCGCCCGTCATGTTGCTCGTTCCGTTCGTCGGCCAGACCGTGATCGTGCCCGTCCACGTGATCGACGCGAGCAGGCGCGAGTTGAGCAGGAGCGCCGCCATGTTCTGCGTGAGCGCGACGTTTCGATACGTCTCCTGCGTCTGCTTCGTGATGGGGTCGGTCAGCGTGACCACGATGTCGCGGTGGTTGGCCACGCCGTCGGACGCGGCCAGGGTCTGTACGCTCACCTGGTTCGCCCACACGCCCGGCGACTTCGCGGTGAAGACGACGCTTCCGCCCGTGCCCAGAAGCTCGAGCTGCGACGAGACGTAGCCGGTCCCGTTCGTCGCCGGCGCGGTCTGGCCGCCGCCGGCGATGCCGTTGTCCGTCAGCGTGACGCCGGCCTGGTTGGTCGCGATGCGGCCCTGCGAGGGGCCGCCGACGGTGCGATAGACGCTGTAGCCCGTGGCGCCCGGAACCGCCGCCCACGCCAGCTGCACCGGAGACGAGCTCAGCGTCGCGTTCGCGGTCGTGACGGTGATGGTCTGCGAGGCGACGGTCTCGCCGCTGGCGTTCAGGGCCGTGATGACCCACGACACCGTGGCAGCGCCGGGCGTGCCGGTCACGTTCGCCGTCAGCGCGCTCGGTGCCGGGATGCCGGCGCTGCCGCCGTTGACGCGCACGATGAACCACGGCGCCGACAGCTGGCCGATGAGGCCGTACCAGCCCGACTTCTTGCGGGGCACGCCCTTGGGCTCGTAGGTCTGCACCAGGTCGTCGCCGTCCTGCGGCAGGTAGCCCACGTTCGACGGGCCGGCGTCGAACTGCGCGACGTAGCCGACGTAGCCGAGGCTGATGCCGCGAATGGTGCGCGGCGGCGAGACGAGAATGGCGAAAACGCCAGGCTTGCCGGCGGCCGATGCCGACGAGACGAAAACACCCATTGGACCCTCCTGGGGGCGGTACGGATGCGGCTACGGCCGCGTTGTCAGGCGGTGGCGACGACGCACGTGCCGGGGAACCCGCCGGACGTCGCCGTGATGGTTGCGCCGCCGGCGGCGACGCGCGTGACGAGACCGGACGAGCTCACGGTCGCTTTGGTGACGTCGGACGATCCCCATGTTGCCGTCGCGGTCACGTCCGTGATGACGCCGCCGCGCGCGACGGCGTACGCCTTGAGCTGCAGCGTCTGCCCTGGCCCGAGCGCGCCGCGGTTCGGCGCCACGATGGTCTGCGTCTGCGCGCCTGGCCGGTCGGCGGCGATCGCCTGCTTCGCCGGGCCGGCGCCGGGCGCGCCCGGGCCGATCTGTCCCGTCAAGTGCAGGCGGAGCATCATCGCGATGGTGTCCTGCTCGAGCAGCGGCCCATCAGCGGTGCCGCGGAAGTGCGAGCGCCATTCGTTCCGCTGCGCGACGCCGCTGTTCTCATCGATAGTCGGCACAGCATGGAAGCGATAGGTGAACGGCGCGTTGAACAGGTTCCCGACGGTCAGCGTCAGGTTCGCGCGCCGGCTCAGACGAGGGCGCCCATCCTCGGCGCCGGTGATCGTCGCCTGCGGCGGTTGATTCAGCGCGCGCCGAATCGCCAGCTGGAGCGCATCGCGATCTGGTTTCGAAGATGCCCACGCGTCCAGCTCGAGCTGAATGCCGTAGGCGTGGCCGTACGCATAGGTCACGGTGCCGCTCGCGCCGACGATGTTCGAGACCGTCCAGACGCGCGGGGCGTGCATCATCAAATCGGCTTCGCCGGTGGCCTGCACGAGGATCGCAAACTCGGGCAGCACGGGGCCATTCGGCCACGACGACAAGATCTCCACCGTCGGAAACTGCGTCTGCAGCTGCGACAGCAGCCACGAGGCCAGCTGCTCGCGCACGGCCTCGATCTCGGGCTCAGCTGCCATGCGCTATCCTCCGGCGTGCAGCTCGCGCTCGACCTCGGCCTTCAGAATCCGGCGCTGCAGCGGGATCGTCTTGCGCATGAAGTAGGTGGGCTTGGTGCCCTCGCGCGCGATCTTCTGCTGCAGTGCGCGCGCGAAGCGCACGCCTTCTTCCGGCGATGAATGCCGCACGCACCACGGGATCAGGTTCTTCAGCGCAGTCCAGTGAGGACGAGACCCCATTTCGACGATGCCTGCATGAGGCGCATCGACGACCACGTACCCGCCGGGCGACTGAACGACGCCGCGCACCGATTGCTTCAGCGTGCCGAGGTCTTTCGGCGCCGCGCGCGCCACGACTTCTGCACTGGCAAGAACGGCCGAGGCAATGCCGCGCTTGATGGCGTCCGGGCGCTTCGACTCGATCTCTCGGAACTTCGCCGCCAGCTCGCGCTCGTTGATCTCGAACACGTTGGCCATGGCCAGCCCCCGATCAGCTGACCGTCAGTACTGACACGGGAGCCGCAATCGTCCCGATGCTCGCTCCGATGTTCGACGTGCCGGGAGAGACGCCGGCGGCGACGCCGAGCACATTGATGGTCGCGACTCCAGCGGCGCTCGACGTCCACTTCACGAGTGGCGTCACCGGGTACTGATTGCCGTCGCTGAAAGTACCCTGGGCGACCATCTGCAACGTCGCCGGCCGCGTGAGCGCCGCCGGGTTCGGCGTGATAGCGAGCGACACGAGGCGAACGCTGGGTCGATTGGTCTCCTGCACGACCATCGAATGTCCGAAGGCGCGGTCCTCCTCGAAAAGAACCTGGGTGCATTCCTTCGCGAGCCCGTCGTCTCCGACGAGAACCACGATCGGCTCGACGTTCTGCAGATCGGGGCCGACCTTCATTTGGAGCTGATCCGGCGTGTAGCCGCCGGTGACGCCGTTGACGTTGTAGAACGGGGTGATCTTGTCGATCAGGAAGTAACGGTCCTCGATCTTTCCGCCGGCGGCGAAGATCGCTTCCATCTGCCGTGCGAATGGTGACTTGAACCGCACCTTCGGGGTCGGCGTGAGCACGATATCGAAATTCGTCGGCGTGCCCGCGCCGATCGTGGCCCCGCTCCAGACTCGCCGGCGCAACGTGACCGAGAAGCGCCGCAAGCCGAGGCCCGCGATGACCGCTCGCGCCGCATCGAGCGGCGGAAGCACATTGTCGCGGACGCTCATGGATTACCCCAGCTGGATCTCGCCGCCCATCGAGTCTCCGGTCTCGTAGTAATCCCGCTTGGGCTCGAGCTCGAAGATGATCGACAGCTGCTGGATCTTCATGCGCCCCTGCCGCCGCAATTCGGAGAGCTGCTCACCACCGAGGAAGATCACGTCCTCGGCCTTCGACAGCGTCAGGTTGGTCATCGCCGCGTTCTGGAGCGCCGTGTCGATGGCGGCGAGATCGGCGAGCAGCGCCACGACCGTGGTGACCGCGTCGGGCGTGGTGATGGGCAGGTTGTCCATCTGCCCTTCGAGACGCGGATCGATTTGCTTGAACAGCTGCGACCATCCGAGATACTCGCGGATGGCCACGCGCTGCGGAAGCGTGAACGACATCGCTTCTTACTCCACCGAGCTCAGGCGAGGTTTCTTCCCCGGCTTCTTGCCGGGGATCTTGATCCCCTGCCGCTCGAGATCGGCCAGGGTCTTCTCGACGGCGTCGTCCGCTTCGTCGGCCTCGTCGCCGTCGCCCTTCTCGGGCAACTCCTCGCCGATGGCCTCCGCCAGCTCGTCCTCGACGGACGAATCCTCCTCGGGGCGCGCGTAGATGCCACGCCCGAGTCGATGAGCCTCCTGCTCGCGCTCGACGATCCGGTGCGCGGCGTCGCGCGTGTAGCCCGCTGCCAACACCTCATCCATCGTGGGCGGCAACGGGCGACCGTTGGCGTCTCGCCGCATCGGCGGACGCGCGCGCACGGGCGCCTCGCCGTGCACGCACGGCGCCGCGGCGACTTCGCCCTCCTCGAGCCGCGTGCCCTGCGCCTTGATGCAGTAGGCGATGCGGTCGGGGATCTCGACGTTGTGGCCCTTGGGCACGACGTACCGGTGCCCGTCGAGAACGAAGTCGAGGGCGACTTCTTTGGCGTGAAACTTCACGGATTCACGACGCGGATCATGCTGCCCGGGGAGGGCGCGGATCCGATGTGCGCGTTCAGCGACGCCTTGAGCGCGTTCGCCAGCGTCTGCGTCGAGGCGAGGTCGGTCGCGTTCGCCGCCGTGACCGTGCTGCCGGTCAGGTTGACGGCGGGGGCCGTCGAGGCGTCGCCCGCGAGGCCCGTGTCGTCGAGCTCCACCGCGGAGCCCGCCAGCGTCGCGATCAGGCCCTGCGAGGGGCCGCCGGCGGTGCGGTAGATCTTGATGGCCGAAGCGCCTGCCTGCTTCGCCCACGAGACGCGGTTGAAGTTGGCGAGCGACAGGGTCGCGTTCGCGCTGGAGGTCGTGCCGTTCGAGCTCACCTGCGTGACGCGGCCGGCCCCATCGACGGCGACCACGCCGTAGGAAACGGTCGCCGCGCCCGTGGTCCCCTGCGGCGCGACCGTCGGCGCGGCGGGCTGCGAGAACACCACATCGTTGTTGTAATGCACGCCCGACTGCGCCAGGTGAGCGTTGAACGCGGTCTTGAGCGCGTTCGCCAGCGTCTGGGACGTCGCCAGATCGACGGCCGCCGCCGCCGCGTTGACGTTCACCGTATCCGCGATGAGCTGCGCCAGCGTGTCGGGGATGTGCAGCGCGTAGACCGCGGCGATCTGGTTGAGCAGCGCGATCGACGTCGGCAAGTCGACGGCGGTGGCCGCCGTCACCGTGTATTCCAGCGCGTCCAAATGATACGACGCACCCGCGCCGATCTGCTGGCGGAGCGCATTGATGGTGGGCGCCAGGAGAGCGATCTCCGGGCTGACATTGCGGATGCGGGTTGCCATCGTGCGCTCCTTGAATGGATTGCCAGCCGGCGGCCGGCGGGACCAGGTAGATCCCGCGCGGCCGCTCGGCTGGCCTATTGGTAGGCGAAGCCTGCCAGGGGCTGGCCTCGATTCGAGAGGTGGTGGATCAGGTGTTCGCGACGTTCTTGCGCAGGCCGCAGGTGTTCGGCTTCTCGACGACGAGGTTGAGGAACACCATCGCCGTGGCCTTCTTGCTGGCGCCGGTCTCCGCCAGCATCTTGACGCGCATGCCGAGCGGCGCGGGGCCGTAGCCATCGTCGAGGTCCGCGGCGCGCTCGTTCTGCGTCAGCTCGCCCTCGTCCTGCTGGGGGAGGTACTCCCAGTGAACGTAGTTCGAGTTGACGTAGTAGATCTGGTTGGCGGTCGCGTCCTTGTCCTTGATGAAGACGCAGCCCTCGAACTCGAGCGCGCCCACCGAGGCATCGAGCGTGACCTTGCCGCGCGTGGTGTTGATCTCGCGAACTTCGTCGGGGAACCGACGCAGCTGCGTGAAGCGCCCGCCCAGCATGTTGAAGATCGTCGGCGAGCAGAAGGCGAAGTCCGGTTGCTCGCCGCACGCGGTGTAGATCGTGTTGTTGATGTCGCCGCGGATGTCGTCGAGCGCCACCTGCGTGAGCACGCCGGGGTCGATCACGTTGCCACGGAAGCCGGCGTTGCCGGCCTGGCTGCGATCGATGCCCATATACGTGTTGTTGTTGAGCAGCGCGGTGTCGAATCCGGTGATCGCGTTGCTCGTGCCGTTGCCGGAGTAGCCGCCGAGGTTGATGTTCGACGACAGCTTCGCCGACGCGTTCACCAGGTTGCGGCCCCACAGCGCCATCAGGCCCTGCGGGCTCCGCGACGTCTTGGCGGCCGCGCGAGCCAGATCGCCGACGCGGAAGTTGGCGCGATAGAGCGCCCACGCCAGCGTCGCCGGCGCCACCGCGTCCGAACCGTAGTTCGTCACGTCGTCGCCGTCGTTGAAATTCTCGACGACCATGCCGTCGAACTCGACGTCGACGGCGATGTTCTTGCCCTCGCCGGGCTGGACCGGGAGCGTCTTCAAGAGAACGCTCCGGCGGTTGATGGTCCTGACGACGCGCGGGCGGAAATTTTGCGCCAGCGCGGAAAGGACCGCAGTGAGAGTCTGCGGATTGTCGGCCACGTGTGCCTCCTTCGGTTTAGCGGCCGCCGCGACTCAGAACGAGGGCGGGGCGCGTGTTACAGCAGGTCGTTGACGTCGACGCCGGCCCGCTCGAGGTCCTCGGCGGTGCGGCGGACGGCTTCTTGGTCACTGAGCGCGGGCGTCTCGCGGCGGACGCCGGCGCGGCGCGTGTCGGCAGCGCCGCGGCTGCCCGCGGTGCTCGTCTTGCGATCCCCGCCCGGCGCCGGCAGGAACTCGGCGGCCTCTTCGGTCTTCGCCCAGTCCTCGACGCCGCTCTTGAGATCGAACTCCAGCGCTTCGGCCTTGGCGCCCTTCGAGCGCGCGCGCTCGACTTTGAGCACGGCGTTGCCGTCCTCGTCGTAGGCGATCATGTCGCTCGCCTTCCACAGCGCGATTACGGCCCCGGCGCGCGCGCCTCGGATCCCCTTCGCGTCGAGCAGGTTGCGCAGCTCGCCGTCGGTCGTCTTCGTGCGCTCGCGCAGCTCGGCGGCCTTCGCGCGCTCCTCGGCTTCGGCGCTCGACTTCTTGAGCTTCTCGATCTCTTCGAGGGCGAGCTTGACCTTGGGATCTTCCTTGTCGCCCGGCTTCGCCTTCTGCTCTTTGTCCTCGGGCGCCGGCGGCTGGGGCATCTGCGCCTTGAGCGCCTCGAGTATCTTGTTCTGCCCGTCGGCGATCAGCTTCTCGAGCGCCTTGCGCTCGCGCGCCATGTGCGACTTGATCGCGGCGTTGAGCTTCGCGTCGGCTTCCGCTTCGCGTTCGGCCTTCTGGTCTTCGGTCTCGTCCTCGGGCTTCTTTTCCTTGTCGGACATGCGGTCTCCTCGCGCTTGCGCGCGCGTGCAGCGCTGGGCAAAACCACGCCGTCGACGGGGCGCCGTGGCCCGTCGAGACGCGTGCATCGCGATGTGCGATGTAGTGGAGCTAGCTGAAGTACTCGGACCAGTGCGCGCGCCAGGCTCCGACGCGGCAGCGACAGCATGGATGCGCCGGCGCGCCGTCAATGCCGCCGGGGAACATCTGACCAAGATCGACGACAACACCGTCGAGCGCTCGGCACTCGAGACAGGTGCGAGCGTCGACCGATGAGTCCCATCGGCGCTGCAGATCAGGCAGCAGTTTCTTTGCCTGCCAGAATCCCTGGTGCGCCTGATAGCCGTAGGCGTAGGCGACCTCGGTCCGCGCGATACGCTCCGCCCACCATCGATAGCGGCGGAACAGACCCTCGGAGATGTACTCGGTAGCCGCGCCCGGGTCGCCGGCGATACCGCGAAGTGCGACCACTCCACTGGGGCCGCCGAGCTGCACCAATCGCTCGACCAGCTGATTGATGCTCTCGCCGCGCACGATGGAGATCGCGAGCTCGCGGCGGATGTCATCGCCGACGGCGCCCGCATAGCGCGCCGCCGTCGCCTGAAACCTCGGGCTGAAGAATGCTTCTCCGGTCGCCATCAGCGACGAAAGGTTGAATGGCAGCCGGACCTCTACCTCGTCGAACACCGACGAGAGTCGACCGACCTCATTGACCAGATGATTGCCGGCCAGTATTCCTGCGTCCCGGCCCATATCGTCGAGCGCGCCCTGGAGCTCGGGGGCGATGCGCCGAATGGTATCCAGGGCCGATTTCAGCGACAGCAGAGCTGCGCTGTGCTGATAGGCCGTGTAGCGGTTGGCGGCGTTCGGCGCGCGCCGCAACCACGCCTTCAGATCGCGGGCCGTTTCGCGCTGCGCCTGCGCCAGCACGGGCAGCATCTTCGCCATGACGGGCCGCGAGAGATTGGCCGCCTGGTGCGAGTGCTCTGCGAGCATCCGCTGTACGTTGAGACGCTGCTGGCGCTTCGAGGCATTCCGCGCGCGCGCCGCGGAGCGATCCATTCTCAGGCCGGGCGCTTATGGCCTCCGGCGATGACGACGACGGTCCCCGAGGTATACGCCGTCATCTTGGCCCGCAACTTCGAATAGAAGACGGTCGAAGCATTGACCGAGCCCACGCCGGTCAATGCGGAACCGACGTTGAGCCAGCCGGACGCGCCGTCGACTTGCCCCTGGATCTGGATGGTCGCCGTGAACGTGCCGTCGATTTGCACGTTGAGATCGTCGAGGTCGTCGACGCCAAGCGGCGCGCCGTTCCCGGTCAAATTCGACGCCGATGCCGTGCTGCCATCGCCTGCGATGCCGTTGTCGACGAACGTCTGCACGCCGGCCGCCACGGTGCCGATGAGACCCAGCGTGGACGGGCTCGTGCCGGCGACCGTACGATAGATCTGAATCTGCGCGGCGCCCGCCGGATCGGTCCACGCCAGCGTGTTGAAGTGCGTCACGTCGAGCGTCGCCGCGCCCGCGGCCGTCGAGACCGCCGCACTGGCCGCCGTCGGCTGACCCGACGAATCCAAGGCGACGATCTTGTACGTCCAGGTCGTGGCCGACCCACCCGTCGGGGTCACCGACGTCAGCGTCGGGTTGGCGACGAATTTCACGACCGAGAAGGCGCGAGCTGGCATCGGTTACCTCGAAGCAGAGGTCAAGAGAGATGCTTCTGCGCGGCGTGCATCTGCATGGCTGCAGAGAAGCCTTCTTCGTCCACGGTGGCGACGTACGCGCGCGGCGGCTGCTTGAGCTGCAGATAGGCCAGGGCGCGGTGATGGCCGTCCGCGACCTTGTACTTTCCGCCCTTCGGAGGCTTCACCAGGATGATCGGCTTCTTGTCGCCGGCGCCGATCTTCTTCGCGAACTTCGCGACCTTCGCCTTGTGCCCAGCGGCGCGCCAGGCGCTCTTGCCATCGAAGTCGATTTCGTCGAGCGCCACGTCCACGGGCCCGTCCCATTGGGCTTTCTTGATCCACGCGATCGCGTTTTCCTCGAAGTCGTCGGCGAGCTGGTGATAGACCGCGTCGACCGCCTCGGTGCCAGCGGCGCCGTCGTCCATGTTGTTCGCGTCGTCGGTCGCCTTCGGTGCCCCCGGCGCGCCCGGCGGCGGAGGAGGCGCCGTCTGCGCCTGCATCGTTTCGTCGGTGACGCCGGCCTCGATCTCCTTCGAGATCGCATCCTTCTTCGCGTCGTCGAGGTCCGGCATCTGCGTCCACGTGAGGCGCTTGTAGAGCTCCTGCTTGCGCGTCTTGGACGGGATGGGGATCGTCTCGGAAGTCATGACCATCTCGGTCATCGTCGCCATGTCGACGACGTGGTAGCTGGACATGCCGGTGACGGTCCACTCGATCTGCTCGCCGCGGCGCTTGGCGATGCGATCCATGGTGCGCTCGACGGGGTCGCGCACGTGCTTGCCGTAGGCGCTGAGCACGATCTCGGTCGCCACGTCGTCCGCCTGCTTCGACTCACCCGAGCGACCGATCGCGGCCGCGTTGTTCTCGACGCCGCGAGCCATTTGCTGCGCGACGCGGTGGATCTCGTCCTTGACCTCGCTCGCGTAGCTCTTGATCGTGTCGTACGGCGCCGCGGTCGGGGCGGGATAGGTGACCTGCTCCTTCTCCCCGATCATCAGGTAGTAGCCGGCGCCCATCTTGGGCGGATGCCTCTTGTCCTTCAGATGGAAGCAGGGCATCGCGTAGCAGGTGCGATCGATCGACCACGACAGCGCGCAACGCTTGCGGAAGCTCTCGAGCTGGGCCGACCCGATGAGCCCCATGACGTAGAGCTCGCTCGGCACATGCATGCAGATGACGTCGTCGACGGTCTCTTCCGGACCGTCGATCTCGGCGATGTCGTCGTCGGGACCGGGCGGCTGCGTCTTGAGGTACACGGCCTGCCAGCGCCGAGCCGGCTCATCGGCGCTGTACTTCGTCCAGGTCTCGGTGACGGTCTCGATCTCGTCGCCGAATTCCTCGAACTGCTCGACCTTCGTGTGCTCGACGATCCACTCGTAGGACTTGCCGTCGGGCTTCTTCTTCCAATTGGTGATCGTCTCGGCCGGCATCGGAACGACGGTCGCGCGGCCCCTGCCCTGGCGCTTCCACTCGGCGAGCGAATCAGGGTCGGCGCCGTCGGGCGGCGTCGTGGGCATCTCGATCCGCCAGAATGTGCACTGATTGATGAGGCACTCGATAAAGCGATGCCGCAACCAGTGATCCCAGTCGGTGCCCTTGCCGTCGGCGTCTTCGCGGAACTCGGCGTAGAAGTCGTCGACCTCTTTCGGCTCGGTCCGGTATTCGAGCGCCGCCGTGAACAGCCACGAGGCGAAGTAGTTCCCGACAGGGCCGCAATAATTCACGTAGTGCGCGGCCTCGCAGCGCTGACGGAAGACCTCGATCGGCTCCTGCTGATTCTTGATGAGGTACCGAGCGACGCGCTTCTTGAACTCGTCGCCGCCCTTGAATAGGTCGCTGTTTCGCTGCAGCTGGTCGGCGTTGTAGTCGCAGTGCGTCTTTCGCAGGAGCTTGAGCTTCATGTCACGCCCCTCAAGATCGCGCGATGTGACGCCATTCGACGGCCAGGTCCTCGAGACGCAGCGCTTGGTGCAGCAGCGTAAGCGGCCATCCCAGGGGCGGTGGTGCCATCGACTCTTCCCAGGCGCGGCGACCGAATGCGAGCCCGACCGTTAGCGGCGTCAACCGCCCAGGCCAGATGCGAATGCGGAACACAGCATCCTTCATCAGCCGTTCGCGAGCGCCGTTCCGCCCTCGCGATAGTCGAGCAGGTTGCCGCGGTGGCCGCCGTACTTTTTCATCTTCTCGCGGTACCACCAGAGCTTCGCGCGCTTGGCGCACTCGATGATGGTCTTTCCGTCGAGGTGATTCAGCTCGTGCTGCAGCGCCTGCGCGAGCGTCCCGTTGGCGCGCACGGTGATCTCGTCGCCGTTGGTGTTGCGACCGGCGACCACGACGGACGCGTAGCGCTGGATGTCGATCGTGATGCCGGGGCAGGACATGCAGCTCTCCTGCTGGTGCTGCAAGAGCTCGCCGTGCTCGAGCATCACCGGATTTGCGATGAACAGCGGCTCGCCCGCCACCTGCCTGGCGATGTAGATGAGCCGCGCCTTGGCCATGATCTGCGGCGCCGACCCCATGACGCCGCCTGCCGCCGCCACCGTATCGAACAGGTCGCGCGCGACCTCTTTGAGCGGTTCGCCGAATGTGGTGCACTCGGGAACCTTCTGGCCGAGCAACGGATGCGGCCACGGCAGCACCGGGCGGATCATTTCTCCACCTCGCCGGGGAACATGTGCTCGCGCGCGGCGTCGATGAGCGCGGTGCCGAGCGCGATCGCATCGTGCGCGTTCATGGCGATCCCGGTCAGCATCTCGTTGTCGAGGATGACGACGATCGGCTTCTCCTTGTCTTCGGTGAAGCCGATCCCCTCGTCGTCGTAGTCGTAGGCCGCGAAGGCGAAGCAGGCGCCGTCATTGATCACCGACCGCTGGCGCTTCGCGCGCGCCTCGGCGAGCTCGTTCACCGCCGGCACGCCGTGGATCAACTCCTCGCTCACGAGCTGCCCTTCGCCGCCGCGGCCGACACCTTGGCGTGGTGCGCCTCGATGTGCTGCACGACCTTGTTGCGCGCGCGGATGCTGCGGATGCTCTCGAGCAGGTTCAGGGCGAAGCCGATATCGGCCATCGGCCCCTCGGCCCATTTCGCGCTGCGCTGCGCCGGCTCCATGATGATCCCGCGCTCGAGCGCTTCTGCCTGCTGCTCGACGACGGTCTCGATCGCATCTTGGAGCTTCTGCAACAACTTCTCGTCTTCCATGTAGCCTCCGCTCACCATGGGTGAAACGCGTGACGGTTCGGGCGCGCGCCGCCCTCCCCGTCTGCATCGCCGCTCGGCGCGCGAGTAGGCGACGCGCGTCGGCGTCGCCAGATGGCGTTCATTAGCCTTACTGCACGATTCGCTGGAAGGCTTCGTATAGGCGCTTGCGGTCTTTTACCGTGGTGAGATTCATCGGCTCACCGCAGAAGTTGTCGCCCAGCAAAGTGCACTCGTCGTACCAGCACGGAACGAAGCATTTGCCGGTGGGCTCCTCTTTCAGAAGCGCGCGCGCGTCGCAGTTGTTGTGCGGGGCTGGGCGATAGACGACCTGACCAGCCATTGAACACGGCGGGACGCAATTGTGCGAGACATCGCCGAAGACCGTGCAGAGCATCGGCGCGCTGCACACGACGTTTCCTCCGCCGCACGAGACGCCGCACGTGCCATCCGTGGCGCAGACGAGCCCGGGGCCACACGACGTGTCCCAGCGAATCGGATCGCAACCGCCGTCGGGCTGGCTCGCGCAAATGGCGCCGTCCGGGCAAACGAAGGAGAGGTCCGACACCGTTGCCATATCCATCGCCGCATCCGCGCCGCCGTCGGCAATGTCGATCGCCTATTGCGAGACGCCGACACTCGACCTGGACACACAGCCGATGCACGCAAGCGCGCACAGCGCGACGAAAAGAAGCCTCATGAGAAGATCTCCTTGAAGAACCCGCTCTGCGCGGCGGCGAAGCCCGAACGCTGACGGCACCTCATTGGCACCGCGTCGGGCGCGGAACTAGAACGTCTCGTCGGGGAAGTACCAGTAGCGGCCGGGTGCGGACGTGCTGCGCTTGTGCGAGCACGACGACAGGCGCTCGATCTGGTTGCCGTAGGGATCGCGCCGAGCCGGGTCGTCGACGACGTAGAGCACGTTGATGCAAGGGCCGGCGTCGCCGTCCTTCACCTTCGCGGTGCCCCACTGATTCGTGACGAGCCCGTCGTGCGTGACGCCCACTTCGTCGACCACTTTGACGAATGCCCCGATCTTCAGCTCTCGTTCCATCGCTGCCTCGCTTTCCGCGGCTTCGTTGCCGCGCAGAGCGGGCTCAGTCGTCTGCGACGTTCTCTATTGCTTGCGCAGGTACTCGCGCACCACGACGGGCACCGCATGAAACAGAAACTCGGTCACGGCCTTCGGCGTCGGACCGTACATGTACACGCAGAAGCGCCAGGCGTCGATCATGCCGCCCCTACCGCGCGCGTCTTGTGGCAGCTCGGGCAGACGTACGCGACATGGTTGATACGCGAGGCATCCCCGAGGTTCTTTCCGCCATACCGATCGGCGCGCACGTACGCCTTCAGCTTGCCCGGAGTCATGGACTCGCCTCGGCGAAGCGAAACCTTGCATTTGAAGCACTCGGGCATTGCGACCTCACGCCACCGCCAGCAGCGGATCCATCCCCATCCCGAGCGGAGATTGCGGCTCGCCGGCGCCGCGCAGCGCCAGCGCCGTCGCCCAGAAGCGATCGCCGTGGCCGCTCGATGTGCGCGGCGCGTCGTAGACCACGTTTCCATTCGGGGTGACCACGCGTCGCACCGAGATCGTCTCTTTGTGCAGCAGCTGGCCGTATTCGCCGCGCGGGTATTTCAGCCGGGCATCGCGATGCCAGCGCAGCGCGCGCGTCGCCAGGTCGGCTTTCTCCTCGAGCGTGAACCAAATCGGGAAGCACTCGTCCTCGCCGAATTCCTCGACGAGCTCCTCGGCCAGTTGCGTACCTAGGCCGCCGGCGTCGACATGCAGGCTGTTCCACCGGTACATCTCGCGCGCCGTGTGAATCATTTGCTTCTGCGCCGCGAACTTGGTGCGCTTGCACGACATGAACGGCAGCACGAACGCGTACATCTCGTTGAACACCGCGATCACCGACAGCACCGTCAGATCGTTCTCGCGCCCCACGTCCAAGCCGGCGTAGAGCTCGCACTGCGACAGGTCGGGGATCTTGCCTTTCCAGTCGCGACCACGATCGGCCATCGCCGTCGGGATGTACTGCATCGCCGCGTCAAGGAACGCGAGGCGATACCACTGCGAGAAGATGCGCTCATCGCCGCCGGCGAGCTGCCACAGCTCATCGAGGTCGACGCGCATGCCCTGCGCGATCGCCATGTCGATGTCGACGGCGCCGACACGCCAGCCCTTCGGCGGCGTCGTGAACCATTCGTAGAACAGCCCCTGCGCGCCGTTCGGCGTCGAGACGAGCCGGATCTTTCGTTTGCCCTGGGACGTCTTCCGCGTCTTCATTGCCGCGGCGGCGTCCCAGATGCGCTTGGGGTCGTCGTGGTATGCGAACTCGTCGAAGTAGACGTTGCCCGTGAACGAGCGCGCCGTGCGCGGGTTGGCCGGCAGCGCGATGACGCGTCCCTTGTTCGGCAGGACGATGCGCGTCGCGTTCGAGATGCGCGGCCGCGCGCGCTTGAGACCCATCGACGCCAGCGCGCGCGCGTGCGCCTTGGTCTTGTCGAGGACCTCGCTCGACAACTCCTGCGACGCCGACAGCACGATGTTGGTGTCGTGCTGGGTGAGCGCGTCCTTGAGCGCGCTGCCCGCGATCGCGTGCGAGAAGCCGATCTGCCGGGCCTTGTTCCACAGCGAGATCAGCGAGTCGTCGAAGATGAACTCGCGTTGGTACGGGTGGAAGTGCCGGACCCAGAGGCGAAGGATCTTCGCTTCGCGCTCACCCTCCTTGTCGCGAGCCGCCAGCCCCCGTAGATTTCTCAGGGCCATCGTCGTCCTCGCGGTGCAGCGCGCCGGCGTCGTTGAACTCGCGCCGCAAGATGTCCGCCATCGTCTCCTCGTCGAGAGAGCCCACTTCCTCGTCGCCGACCAGACCGGCTTTCTTCTTCAGCATCACGCTCGCCTCGGTCAGTCGAGCGGCGCGCATCAGGAGCTCGGAGACGGGGCCGATGACGTCGCAGCGCTCGGCGCTGACGGTCTCGGTGACGGTGACAGCCGGCTTCGATTCGCCGTCGTCGGTCCTATAGAACATCGGCCGCCCGGTGTTCTGATCGATGATCGGCTCGGTCCGCTTCACCGCCGACTGTTTGCCGGTGTACATGCCCGTCGCGTCGGCGCGCTTGGCGACCGTCGCCGCCTTCACTCGAAGGAATTGGGCGTCCGCGAGCATCGCCTTCGTGGGGTCCTCGAGCGCCTCCATGAGCGCGTCGTGAAACGCCGCCTCTTCATCGGGCGTCAACGTCTTGGCGAACAGGCCGTGCTTGAGCCGCTGCAGCGCCTGCGGCGCCGCGCCGCCCTTCGGATGCGTGCCGCCGTGCATGCGGCAACGTTTCGCGCCGTGGACCGCCCAATTCTCACAAGGCTTGCCGTTATTGCGACGCGATTTCGCGCCGCACTTGATCATCTGGACATTGCGGCCCACGTATCACCGAGCGCGCCCGCGCATTACACACGACATGGAGTGCCCCAGATTCTCGCCTTCGGGGCATTGGCGAGCGCTTGAATCGCGGACCGATCATTGATTCGCCAGCGCGCGCCGCAGGAGCACCAGACGGTCGCCACGACTCGGCGCACGACCATGCACCTGATCACGGTATGCATCGCGTGCTTCTCGCCGAACATCAGGTGCAGAACCTCGCGCGCGGTGCGCGGCGGCCGCGCGGGGGCGAGCGCGCTGGCGGTGGCCTGCTCCATGGCTACTTCTTCCCGAACCAGCGCGCGCGAGCGTCGCGCTTCGCCGACTCGATCACGCCGGCCTCGAAGGCGTCGAAGCCGGCCTTGTTGCATTCGGCGCCGCAATACACCTTCAGCTGCGGCCGCTCGGAAGCGACGCCGGCCGACAGGTCGACGGTGCGCCAACCATTCGGGAAGCAGGATGCGTCCACTTTGAAATGCGGGTCTGAGACCTCGCGCGTCGTCTGCGCGGTCTTGCCGCATGCATCGCAGGCCCACTCCAGAAGATGCCGCAGCGCCACCTACGCGCGCGCCTTCGCCGGCCGCTCGCCCGGGGCCTTCCAGCCGTTCATTCTCGCGTCGGCGATCAGCCGCTGGTCGATATCGGTGCGCTCTCCGCTGCGCGCGGCATCCGCCTGGCTGCGCTGCCAGATGCGATCCATGGCGCGCAGGAACAGCTCTCGATCTTTCGACTGGTGCTTCATCGTCAGGGAACGCCTGGACCCGATGGCGGAAAGAACGGCGCCGGAACTTTAAGCGGGTCCGGCTGCAGAATCGAGTGCATGACGGAGCCCATGATATTTGGAGCCGGCGCAGGAGACAGCCACGTCACCACGGTCTGCACCTCGGCACTGGTCCCCTCGAGCTCGATAGTCGTGCCGTCCGGCCTGGTGATCTTCGCCTTCACTGCGCCCGCTCCATTCTCTCGGCCTCCAGATGCGCCATCAGGTCGCGCCCGTCGAGGTAGCGCCCGTTCGGGTCTTCGCCCAGCAGCTCCATGAAGTGCTCGCGCTCCTCGCGGTTCGCGAACACCACGAGCACGCGGAACTCGGTGTCGTCTTCGGTCTTGGCCTTCTCGCGGTGCGCCTTCTTCTCGGCGCGGATGCGATCTTTCTCGGCCTCTTGCAGCCCCTGCAGCTCCTCGAGATCGCCGTGTGCCTGCTGCACCTCGGCCGGCTGCTTGTCGATCGAGAACATCGAGTTGACCGCGTCGGAGTCGGGAAACATCGCCTGAATCTGCAGCTCGCTGAAACCCGCCGCCTTGAAGTCGACTCCGAGGTTGAACAGCTCCTCGAGTTTCAGCGGGTCGTACGTCCCCTGGATGTCGGGGTTGTTCAGCAGCAGGTTGAGCTCGCGCTCCTCCTCGATCGACACGTCCACGATGTCGCAGTCGAGTGAGTAATTCTCCGAGCCCTCGAGCGCGTCGAGGATCGACAGGCGCTGGTGCCCGCCGACCAGGTTTCCCGTGCGCTCGTTCCACGTCAGGGACGAGACCAGCTTCTTGGAGCGGATGATCCGCTCGAGCTCCTTGCGCGCAGCCTTGTCGATGGTGCGCGGGTTGTACGCGGCGTTCTTGATGTCGCGGCGCGCGACGCGCCCCTGCCGGTAGCCCTGGAAGCTCGACAGCGGAGGCATGCCGCCGGAGACATCGAGAAGGTCAGTGGCGCGCGTTGGCTTCGACGGTTGAACAATCTTCCTCTTGCCGGGCGCGTCGGTGATGCGGGTCGGCTTGGGCATCAGTCCACCCAGAAACTCGTCGCACCGCACTCGCACTTCTTCCATTGGCGAGGGTGCACGTACTCGCCGGCTCCGCAGACGGGGCACCACATCGTGACCGGCGGGCGCTCGCCGCTCTCAGAAGACGCCGCCAGCCGCACGCCGAGAACGCCATCGCTAGCGAACGCATCGAGCTCGGCTGGCGTGAGCGGGCGCGGCGAATTCTCGAATACGCGCATCAGGTCGGCAAAATCTTTCCCCACTGCGCTCATTCGTCCTTCGCCTCCGCCTTGCGCGCCACCCAATCGCAATTCCCCGGCTCGTATCCCTTCGACTCGTCGATGCGACGCAGCGAGTATTCGCGCCCCGGTCGCTCGCCGACGTCTGCCTTGAACGCCTCGAAGCCGCCGCGCGCCCGCCACCGCTCGCACACCTTGACGCCGGCGCCGCCATGGCGCGCATACCCCGAATCGCGCGGATCATGGCAGCGCCGAATCATCGTCGCCCAGCTGCGATATGTCGGCGAGACCGAGCCCTGCGTCTTCTTCGCGCGCGCCACACGGTCGGCAGCTGTGAGCGCCTTGCCGTACTTCTCGGCGCGGAACAGCACCGCGCCGGCGTCGGGGAAGAACCGACAGGATGCGCTCATAATCGGCAGGGTGGTGCTCGCGGAGGAAGTGCAGGCACTCGGGTGTCAGCTCGACGCCGGCGTTGCGCGCGCCGCCCATCATCGACGGCACCGGGATCCGATGCAGGCGCAGGTACGCCAGCGAGTCGGCGCCCTTCCAGTGCATGAGCGGGTACACCCGCCGGTGCTTCTCGTCGACCCCGCCGCAGCCGCGCAACATCCCGCGGCGCTCGAGCGATTCGTCCATTCGGTGGCCGTAGACGATCCAGTCGAGCCCGGTGCGCTTTCGCACCAGCAGCTCGATGTCGGCCAGCCGAACCTCGCGCCACTTCTCCGCGCCGATGATGTGCGGCCGCAGCACGGCGTACTTGAGCATGCGCCCGAGGTCCCAATGGGGCACGAACAGGAGCTCGATGCCGTAGCGCCGTGCCGCGGCGCGTACTGGTGTTTCCTCGATGGCCAGGCCGGGCACGAGGTACATGAAGAAGGCGACGACGTTCGACGCGCCCAGCGCCTTGACCGCCAGGTCGAGGCAAACGAGCGAGTCCTTGCCGCCGCTCAGTGCAACGATGACCTTCTCAGCGCCGGCGCTCCTGGCGCGCGCAAGCAGGTCAGAAGCGGACGCGAGCCGATGCACTGCCGCAGCT